TACTATTTCTAAAGATAGCGTAAGCAATGCAAAATTAGAGAATTGCTTAAGACACTTAATTTTAAAACTTGATTTTAATAAAACTTTATTAAATAAAATAATGAATATGTATTTATTACAAAAATCAAGCATTGACAGCATAAAGCAACAATTATTAAATTATGCGAAAAATGCTAAAGTTGTAAATAACGACGATAAAGAAAATCAAAAATATACAATAAAGTTATTAAATTATATTTTTAGAAAATAATTTAATTAAGTTTAATTTAAGAGATTATATGTTATAATCTCTTTACATTTCAAAAGAAAAGAGAAAAGAAAATGCTAAACGACAGATTTTCAGAGTTTGAGCAAACTTTAAATGCTGTAAAATACAAAGTCGCTCTTGAAAAATTAGAGCTAATTAATACGCTTGATGAATTAAACGACGTTTTTACGTTTGACTTAATACACGCTTGCGATTTTCTAAAAGATTATAACGAAGTGCTTGAAGCTTCAAAAATGTATTATCAATTTAAAGATTTTCTATATCTTGAAAATTATTTATATAGTAATGTTTCAACGATGAAATTAGCATTAAAAGCTAAACGATTAAGAATTGAGTTTAATTTTAGAAAAATACAAATTGAGCTTAATAAGCTAGAGATTTTTTATATTAATCAAAGTGCAAATTTTGATGAAATAAAAAATATTGACGAAAAAATCGTAATTGAGTTTATAAACTCTTTAGCGATATATGAAAATAAAATAATTGAAACGTTGCGACTTGACAGAGAATTAGACGATAATTATCTAGTTACAGAATTAATCTAATTTAGCTAACAAAGAGCAATTTAATTTAATTGCTCTTGATTAGCTAAAATTAAGCTAGAGTTCTTTTCAGTTTCGTTTAAGCAAACTTATGTTATAATATAAGCTTTTCAATATATAAATTAAGTTGATAGCAATTCTCAACTTGACAAATATAGAAAAATTATGCTATAATATAAGATTTTGCTAATCGCATAAATTGATTAAATTTAGTTAAGTTTAATTTAAGCAATGTTATGCTATAATTTGATTATTAAAACAAAGTTTAGTTTTAATAAGAATATATCAAATTGAGTTAAGTTTAATTTAAACTAACTTATGATATAATCTTATTAAAGTTAAAGATTAAAGCGCGCTAATCAATAACTTAAATAAATTAAAGAAAAGAGATAAAACAATGTTAAGTAAATCAGAGTTAGTAAGTAAATTAAATCAAATTGTCGAGAGTGCTAAACTCTCAAAAAATGCAAAATCAGAGTTTGACGAGCTTTTAAAAGAGCTATCGACAAGAAAAAGTCGCGAAGTTAAGCACGCTAGTTATTACGACGAAAAAGAGCAAAGTCTTATGATATTTTGTAAATATCATAATAGATATGAAAAAGAATGCGATATGGTGGCTAAAAAGAGCTATTGTAAAGTTGCAAGCTTTATATCAAATCAAAGACGAAACGAAGTTAAAAAGCTTGAAAATGAATTATTAAGCTTAATTGCAAATAATGCTAACTCTGACGATATAAGCAAGCTTGCTAACGATATAAAAGAGAAAAAAGCATTAATGCACGATGCAAGCACTTACGATTATGATAGAGATTATCAATTTTACGCTGAAAATTGCAAACAAAGACAAAGCAAGTCAGACGATAAAGAATAAATCAAAATTGAGCGTGCTATCGCTTTGATAGCACGCTTTTAAAACTTCAAATAACAAATCATATTACTTCAAACTAAAATCTCTTAAAATCAATTCTAGCTATCTTAAAAACGATTGTTAATATTTAGTAAATATTTTTAAACAAATGTTAAATGATAATGATTATTAAACTCAATTAACATTTTTATGCAATGAAACTAAATTAAAATCAACTAGCGTTAAAATGCAACTAATGCTAAAAATCATTTAATGATAATTTACATCTAGCGTTAATTTAAATGCAATTTAATCATTTCTATATAATGCAATTAACGATAAAAATCAACTAATGTTAAAAATCATCTAGCGTTAATTTAAATGCAATTTAATAGCGTGCTAATAGTATTATATTGCTAAAGCGTTAAAATGCTTTAAAACGCTTGCAAATGCTTTTAAACTATAATTGCATTTTAATTGCGTTTAATTCTTTAATCTATAAACTAGACTTGAGAAACTTATTTGATAACGATTATCAATTAAGCTAATTTTAAGCTAAAAGTTACAAAATAGTAATAAATCAAAAAAATCGAGTTGCTTAAGCTAGTTGATTTATGCACTAACTATTGATATTACGCTAATAAATCAATTAAATCAATTAAATCAAAATAGAGTTATACTAAAAAAAAATGAAAATATAAGCGAATAAAAAAAAAGTTGATTTTTTGATTTTTTTTGATTTTTTGATTTATTTTCTGAATTTAATCTTAAACTTGATTTATTGATTTGTAACGATTTTACACACAATTATCAAAATACAATATAATTGATAACATTTAATTGACTTTTAAGCTATTATCATTTTCTATCGCTTTATGATATATAAAAATGATTATCAATTATCAAAATTTTTCGCTATCATTATTTGATAATCGTTATCAAAATGCCCTCCATTTATGCCATACACACTATTAAAAATCCACATAATATAAGCACAATATACAGACCTCTAGGGAGTTCTCGCGCGGGCGCCTTGAGCAAAAATCTCAGCCAGTCCAGAAAATCTCGCCTAACTCAACAGCAACTATCGGCGTCCAGAAATCTCAGCTTCTATTAGTTCAAGCCAAAATTAGCTTGGCAATCTCAATTTAGTTCAATGCCACACTGCCATTTAAAGAAACAATAAAGAAAATAAAGAAAATTAATCTAATTTTAAGAATAAATAAGATATAATAACGATAAATAAGAATAGAAAGCGAGTATTATAATATGATTATGACCTACCAAGCACTACGTTCGGCGTTCCCAGCCGTTACACTAGCTAATAGTTTTTATATCCAGCAAAGTAAAGTTAAAATCCGGGCATTAAATACAAAGCCACAAAATGCGTCTGTGCCTGCTCTATATCCTGCCGGCATTCCAACCTATGAATACGCATTGCAAACCTATGCTAACGTATCAAAGAAAATAATGGATACAATTAATAGCGTATATAAGAAAAATTATAAAATGGATATATTCCTAGAGCCTCAAGATTTTTTCATAGTTCATCAAGATAAAGAAGTGTTTGAATTACTAGCCCAAGACGTGCAGGAGTTTATAGCCGCGTTCGTAAGCCAGATAGGGACCCAACTTCCTCCAGTGCCTGACCCTGAAGCTACTTATAACCATTTATAAAGGCTAGTAATGGCTACAACAGACACAGAATTGGCTAAAGTGCCAAACTATACAGATATATTCTTTACCGTGCCGCTCACAGCTCAGACCTTAGAGCGTAAGCCTGACGGTAAAAAGACAGACCCAGGGTTTCCACAAAAAGGGTGGCTACAATACACCACAACTAGAAATACACAAAACACGCCCTTACTCTGTGCGATAGCTAGGCACGACTTTATTGGCATAGATGTGGATAATACAGACCTGTTCGAGCAACTTCTCACGGCGGATAACTACTCAGCGGACTACATAGCTAAGAGCGACTTGAAGGGTGGGCATATTCTCTACGCATATAACGAGGAGGACGCACAAGAATTAACCCAGATACGTAAATGGGCTAAGCGGGCACATATAGATATACAGCTAGATAACTCGCTAATATACTTAGCTACACAAGCGAACCACACTAAGACACTATTAACACCGCCACTAACCCAGCTCCCGCAGAAACGCATACCGCTGGCTGTTAAAGCCCTAGTGTATATGGCGGCGGCTAAAGCACAACTCTTAGCTCAGAACGAAACCACAACGCTAACCACGGCGGGTGATTATAACCCAGACCTCTTGGCGAACAGCACTTTAGGTTATATTCTTAACATCAACAATCTTAAAAGCCTACCAGAGAAAGAACTAGCTCAAGCCATAGATAAGATAATACCTAAGAAGCTGGAGTATAGGCACCCACGTGATGTTCCTAACGGAGAGGGCACAGCGTGGATGACGTCCATACGGTTTAAACTAGCTCAGGACCCATCCGTCTCTAAAGAGCAGTTTCAGGACTTTATGCTCCTGCTTAACAGCTTGTGGCAAAGCCCGATGCCTGAGGAGCGTGTAATCCACGACTGTAACTACGATATAAATAAACGCCTGAACCCGCTCACTAACAGACCACTGTGGCAGTATAACCCAGACTGGGCTAAAGAAGGGTTTATATACGAGAACGAGTATAGCGACGTTATAGAAATACTCTTTGACCCTGTTAAACAGCTGTATATCCACCACAATAGGCAGACTGGAGAATACCACACTTACGACAAGACATCAAGTGTAATAAACACCGTCCTGACTGAAAGCAAGCTAAGGCTTAAAGTAACTACTGAGAAGCTTCTGAAAAAGGTCCGCGTTATTACCATAGTTCATACGCCTGAATATCCAACAGGGCTAATACCGCAAGTTCAGAAGGACCCGCTGTTTAATACATATCAGCCGAGCGAGGGTATCAGGATATTGCGTGGAGAGCTGGAGCCTACGAACCTTAGACAGCCTGACACTATTTTAGCTCTGCTTCGTCACCTGATACCAGATGCTGATAACCGCGACCGCTTTTGTAGGTTCTTGGCTCGCAAGCACTCAACCTACGACCACTCAGACCTCTACTTCGTGTTTGCGGGTGTAGGTGGAGCTGGTAAAAATATGTTCATAGATAACGTCCTGCCATATTTCTCCACAACTGAACGCATATATAAAGTAAATGTTAGCTCACTAACTAACGGGTTTAATAAGTGGATGGGAGAAACAGACTACGCCATAATAGATGAGGCTGGAGAGGGAGATACTAAGAACGAGCAGGCGAAGCTGGTGGCAGAACTAAAGAAAATTACTGGCAGCCCACTAGTTTCGATAACTAAGAAGGGTAAGGACACAACAGCACCTCAACGCCACTATATGACGCCAATCCTTAATACTAATATGCAGACTAAGCTGATAACTGATATTGCTCAGAATGACCGACGCCTTGTCTTATTTAAATGCCCGACTAAGTTAGCTAAGGTATATCCTGACACTACCGCGTTTTATAATGCGTTAATTTCAGACTTGCCACACTTTGCGGCGTATTTGCGTTCATTGAAACCGCTATCGAACGAGGATTATAAGGATAACTCGAACTGGAAAAATGAGGATTATGCCGAGTATATCGAGGCTACGACCACACCACTAGATAAGCTCTTAGAAGCGGCGGAGAATAGGGACCACACTAAACTCTTAGAAGTTCTTACTGAGGACTTTGCAGTGCCGATGCAGGATATAGATAGGTTATTTGAGGTTTCGACAGCTGACCAGGCCAGGGCTGTGTTCTACAACACGAGTGCGACTAAAGAGCTAGGGCTACCATCGCTCATCGAGCTGTTAGATAGCCACTACTCAGCCGTAGAGATTAAAAGTAAGATAGGGAAGTATAAACGCAGGGTAACACACTATAAGAATAAAAAGCCATATAATGTGTATGTAATAGAGTTTAGCCGGCCTTATGCTAAGCTTGACACGGTCGAAGCTATATCCCAGCCAGACGGTAGTGATAACGATAGCAATAGCGAGATTAAGCTTTAATTAAGTTTAATCTCGTTATAATATATTTATTAAATAGATAAAGAGAGGATACAATGGATATTAAACATTTTCTATCCGACCCTGAAGAAAACGAGGCATTTATAACTGGGCCTGCAGGGAGCGGGAAAACTACAGCCCTCATCGAGGTGGTTAAACAGCTTAATGATATAGGCGTAAAATATAGAGTAGTAGCATATACGCACAAAGCCAAAGATGTGCTAATTTCTAAACTACCAGCCGATACTGATATATCGACCCTACACTCTTGGCTTAAGAAACGCCCAGGTATAAATGAGAAAGCTAAGAGCTTAAAAGCCTTAGTTACTACAATGCAGTTTGGGCAACCTGTTTATATCCAGCTCCTGATAGTTGATGAGTTTAGTTTCGTTGGAGAAAAGGACTATTTCTCTATAGGTAAGCTACAAGACCAACTAGAGCTGAACTACTGGGAGCATCCAAATAATCATTGCGAGAATGCTGGCACTACACTACCAGCTAATCCATATAGAAGCCCTGTAGATATACCTGACGATGAGGTTGTCCCTATCTGCGAGCATTGCGGTAAGCCATACTCTCGTGTGTGCATACCACCTATAAAAGTTCTATATGTTGGAGATTTAAACCAGCTTAGCCCTGTAGATGGGCCATCAGCAGTTTATCCACACGAGCCATACTGGAGAAAATTAACCACAGTTCATCGCACACATAACACGCTAACCCAGCCGCTAGCATTATTAGTTGATATGATGGAGGGTCGTAGAAAGCAGGCATATTTAGAGCCTACACCTGACTTTATCCGTAAAGTTGATATAGTTGAGCTATATAAGCAAGACAAGGACGAGGATAAGATTATGCTGGCTTATACCAACCAGCGTGTGCAGGAGATTAACGCACTAATACAAGGGCGAGCAGAACCTCAACCTGGCGATAAGCTATATGATAGCTCACTCAAACAATTTATAGAGATTGAGGGTATTTACGACACTTGGAAGTGGGAGTGTAAAACTGTTAATGGTGTTATAAGTCCTGATACTAAATTTAACCCACTACGTCTATTAAATAACTTAGATTTTGTTAAGTTTTACCAAATAAGTGAATATGTAGCTATCCCAGCGATTTTCGGTATGTTTGAGAATAAGAAAATCCGAGAGGATATAGGGCGTGAGCTAGTAGAGAAAAACAAAGCTGGGCTTGATAGTAAAGCACAATATAGACTTTATAAAACGATTAGCGATTATGTTTCGATACTAGATTTTGCACACTGCGTAACGATACACAAAAGCCAGGGCTCTGAATATAATCACGTTTATGTAGATAGTCAAGACTTAAGCCGATGCTTCGACCAGAACGAGCGTATGCGTTTATTATATGTTAGCATTAGCCGAGCTAGAGAAAAATGCTATTTATCAAATTAAGAAAAGGAGAGAAAATGTCTATGATATTAATGGCTTCATTTATGATGTCAATGGCAGTTAGTATGACACTACTTTATGGTGCTGGAGTTATAAAATCTATGAAGCTTGGTAAAGGACGCCTAACTATTATAGCTACTAATGTATTGGTGGTTACAATAGCTATCATTGGATTATTAGGTCTAGTATGTTCAGCCACAATATTTACAATTTGGCTACATTATGTAATTATGATGTAAGGATAAATATGATTATATTAGGTTATGTATGTGTAGTTATTTTATTAGGTGCCTTAATATTTATTAATAAGTTAATAGCTGAGGCTGTAATTATGACGGTGGCTATAAATGATTATAGTTTCTGGTTTGTTATAGCTTCTATTTTATTAGGGTTGGTAGTTAGTTTAGCTTTAAGCTCTATAATTTTAAAGCTTATTTATAAAGTT